ATTTTTACCAATCAGAAGCCAAATGCAATACAACTTGCCGGTGCCGTCGCAATTATGGTCGCCAACGCGGCACTTATTACGCGTGAGATTGCTTAAAGACCAAAACAAAAAGACATGTAACTATAAAATGCGAAACTTCCCTACTCTACGAAACGGCATCTACGTCTTTTCGTATCGTCCGATCGAGCGCTGGGAGCGCAAACTCTTGATTGACAATGCGTATTACGGCACAAACCACGCACTCGCAACCGCAAACCCCCAAATCGTCCACGTAGACAGGCGGATACAAAATACGATTTATACAAGCAAGCCGTTCTATGGAAAAGCGGTGAAAGAGTGGTTTGCCTATGAATATATTACAGAGCTCAACCAGGCATATCCCCGCAAATACCGCTGGATTAATATTGAAGCGCCAAGTCAATTGACGTTTACAAATTATCTACCGGATATTGTCGCCGCGGGTGATACACTTTTGTTCGAGCCGCAGCACCTAAATTAACCCCGTATAACAAGGATAGGATGGCAGCTACACCAGCAAATAGCCTAACCCTGGTAAGCACGGGTCTGGCTGATGCACGTCTGATAGCTACAAAAGGCAACCCAGACATTCATCAGTTTGTTCATGTCATAAATAAAGTAACGCGCTTTTCGGCGCAATGGAACCGCGTGGATTTTGATGGCGCACCCGAGTTTGGACAGCGCGTATCGCTAACGGTGCCCACAATTGGTGAACTTATAAACGGCATTATGATTGTTGTAAAGATGCCGGATATTTACACCCCGCAACTTGCCGCTATAGAAGCCGCCGGTGGCACCAGCCTGGAAAATCAGGGCAATTTCTTAGGTCCGCTTTTCGGCTGGACAAACAGCCTAGGGCACGCGCTTATACAGCAGATTGAACTGGAAATTGGCGGTCAGATTGTGGAGACGTTTGACAGCCGGCTTCTAGAAATACTCGACGAGTTGAACGAGACGTTAGAGTCCGCCGGCGCGAAGAACGCTATGATTAAGCGCACCCCCTACGGCTACACAAATACGACATACCTCACCCCCACACCGACCACCGTCTACGTGCCGATACCGTTCTGGTTTTCGAAGCCAGGCATTCATTCGCACGCGCTACCCCTACAAGCATTAGCAAACGACGACGTGCGCATTCACGTCACATTCCGCCCTGTGAACCAGTTGGCGTATACGACGGCGCGCGCCAACCCGCTGACGGTGGGGCAGCCACCGTTAACCCCCTGCCAAGCACCTAATCAACCTATGTTAGAAATAACAGGATCCCAGTTTTGGCAAAAGGGGTGTCCAGGGCAAAGCGGTCCGGTATATACGATGAATTCCTCGATGGGAACGGAGCCGGTGCCAGGTTGTGTTATTCAAGGCATTCAAATGCCTCTACGATTTACACCGATTGACGCCTACGCAATGATTGAGTATATTTCGTTAGAAGAGTATGAGGCGATTGCGTTTCGCACGGCGGAATTAACGTATCAAGTGGAGCAGCACTTTGCTATTCCGATGGAGCAAACATTAGGTCAAACGGAGTTTCACCTAGATATTCCATATGCTAATCCGACAAAGGAGCTGATGTGGGTATTACAGCGACCCGAGGCGACAAACTATAATGCGTTTTTTTTGTTTACACGGGATTTGTATCCGGTGACAGTATCACAGCCGGTGGGCGGACCGCCACCGCCGCCCAATCCGACCACTATTCCGTGGTGGCCAGATGCGATCCTGCTGCCAAGTCGAGAAAACGACTGGCAAGTCCAGCCTGGATTTCAGAGTTCCTATTCGGAGCCGCTCAAGGGTGCCGCGCTACATTACAATTCGTATGAGCGCTTTGTCCACGAAGGTGGCAGCTTCTTTCGATCGGTTGTTCCGTCGCAGTATTTTGTGAAGTCGGCAGCTATTAATCGCTATATTTACGCCTATGCGTTTGGGCAAAAGAATGATAGGCTGGAGTATGAACCGAAAGGAACGGCAAATTGGGATAAGATACAGCGCAAGGAGCTCTATCTTACACTTAATAACTCACGCGGTGGGGGACCCCCGCCGAACCTCAACGTTTACGCGTATATTACAATTTGGAATATTTTCAAAGTCTACGGTGGTCGCGGTGGTATGTTATTCAGTAACTAAACCTATATATTATAAAAAAATTGAGATTAAATCTTATTTCTTCTCAATCTGTAAAATGTATATCGGATATGCAATTAGTATGATGACTGCCTTTAGTATGTTTGGCTATAGGCAGTCTGATGAAGATTCTTGGGTACGCTACAATACGCTAAGGGACCATCTCAAGAAGCACGATCTAGACCTCTACTTTTACGACAAGGGCGTCTATATTCTAGGTAAAAATGTGGAGGAGTTTCACGCGGGCAATGATATTCACTACACCGTCAACGAGGCGTTTGAAGTTATGATTACATATAAGCAGACAGTTACGCGAAATCTTCTGCTAGCCGGCGCTAAATTATACGAATTTGATATCGAGGTAATGGAGGGGACGCCGACGCGGGTCTACAATCCGCCGCCGTATGTAATCACCTAGGTAGGCGGGAGGGCGCGGGTCCAGCAATCCAGCGGTAGGGACCCTCGCCCTGCACAATAACGTTCGATTTTACAGGTTCGACAACCAACGGTAAGCGTTTACCGAAAACGTGCCAGTGAAATTTTCCGCTTTCGCCATAGACTGTAAATTCATTGTTAGAAATACAGGACGCATTGAGCAAACGTGGGGTTCCATTGTAAATTGGTGTGATTTGAACCGTGAAGTCGGTGGCTAATGTATCAACGTAATCAGGTAGAGTAATAGTTATACTTGTTTTGTTTGGATCAATCTCACCAATGCCACGGTAGTAGACACCGCTTTCGGGTCCTTCCAAGCAGGCGTGGACAAGGTATTTACTTTCATCTTTAGGATGGTCAATCACGAAACTTTTTACGTTATAGGACACTAAACCAGATGCAATGTCGTATGTGAGTGCGTATGAGCCTGTAGGACCTGTAACGCCCTGTAATGCTATACCGCCCGCTGATGGAGATAGTAGCAGATTATTTTGATTATTAATACTTATAGTAGCGGTTGTTGTATCTGAAACATTTCCTCCTAAAAAAGAAATTATAAAAATGCCTCCTGATCCATTTCCACCAGCACCTGGACTGGCGCCACCACCAGATCCAGAATTTGCAACTGCGTTTAAATTACCTAATCCTCCTCCGTATATAGTGCCTCCAGCAGATCCTCCTGCTGTTGCAACGTAAACCCATGTACTGCCACTACCACCACATCCATATCCTGAGGATCCGGTTCCTGATGCAGGATATACTTGTCCATTTCCAGCCGTTGGCGATGTAGTACCAGACTGAATGCCACCACCACCACCAGATGGTCCACTTTGATCTCCACTAGAACCATTACCTCCTGCATATCCTTGATTTCCTATAGATGTTCCTCCTGATCCTGCTGGACTAAAATAATATTGTCCACCACCTCCACCGCAGCCTCCATTTTGTCCAGTCATCTTTGTTACATTTGGTGCACTATTTAATTGTTGTGATGGGGCACCTGCACCGCCTCCATAAGCAGTAACTGATACACCTGGACCAATAAATGTTGTATTGCCACCATTAAATCCACAACCGACTCCGGTACCAGATCCTGTCGAAGCAGACGTACCACCAGATCCTCCTGCTCCTACTACTATGGTATAGGTTTTTCCAGGTGAAAGTGTGCCATTTGTGCCTATCTGATAATACTGCGTATTTAGAGAGTATGTTACACTATTTGTCTGTAAACCACCACCACCACCGCCACCACCAGCGCCACCCTCTGTGCTTGTGGCGCCACCACCACCTCCACCCACTGCAAAATATTCAATAGCCGTACTTGATTGTGCGAATATATATCCTGGTGTTATAGCAGTACCCGAGTATGTATATACATAGTATCGTCGGTTTGTTGTTGCATTATAGAATGTTGTTGTATATCCAGTTGCAGAAAAAGGAGCTGTATCAGGGGTTGTAAAAACAGCAGATGTAATTTTAGTTATATCATTGTAATTGATATTCAAATCGCCAACCATAGTGATTCCTCCCGCATTTAGCGTAGTTACAGTAGTTATGTTAGCCACATTATCATATACAAGATTGTCGCTTCCGCCAGGAACGCCGTTGTTATTATATATAATTTGTGTATTGGCTCCTCCAAGAGGACCTGTAGCACCTGTGTAGCCTGTGGCACCAGTGGCGCCGGTGTAGCCTGTGGCACCAGTGGCGCCGGTGTAGCCTGTGGCACCAGTGGCGCCGGTGTAGCCTGTGGCACCCGTGGCACCTGTATAACCCGTTGCACCTGCGGCGCCTGCGGCGCCCGTGGCACCCGTATAACCCGTTGCCCCTGCGGCGCCTGCGGCACCAGTATAACCCGTTGCCCCTGCGGCGCCTGCGGCACCCGTGGCACCCGTATAACCCGTTGCCCCTGCGGCGCCTGCGGCACCCGTAGCACCCGTGTAGCCTGTGGCACCTGTGGCACCCGTGTAGCCTGTGGCACCCGTGGCGCCGGTGTAGCCTGTAGATCCAGTGGCGCCGGTGTAGCCTGTGGCACCCGTAGCACCCGTGTAGCCTGTGGCACCCGTGGCACCCGTGTAGCCTGTGGCACCCGTGGCACCCGTGTAGCCTGTGGCGCCCGTGGCACCCGTGTAGCCTGTAAATCCAGTCGCGCCGGTGTAGCCCGTGTAGCCTGTAGATCCAGTGGCACCAGTGTAGCCTGTAGATCCAGTGGCGCCAGTGTAGCCTGTAGATCCAGTGGCGCCGGTATAGCCAGTGTAGCCTGTAGATCCAGTGGCGCCGGTATAGCCCGTGTAGCCTGTGGCACCCGTGTAGCCTGTAGCACCCGTGGCACCCGTGTAGCCTGTGGCACCCATGGCACCCGTGTAGCCTGTGGCACCCGTGGCACCCGTGTAGCCTGT